AAGACTGCTAAGTCGCGTTTAAGCAAGGAGAATCAAGATGTTACGGTGCGCCTTTATTACGATGAGCGTGGTCTTGATCGATATTATGGTCTTCTTGAGTTGGGAGAACTGGGTGGTCTCTGGAAAAATGTGGCAGGTCGTTATGAAATAGGTGGCAAGAAAGTCTATGCCAAGGCAATCTTGAAAGACCCTGAGACATATTTCACCCCTGAGGTGATGGAAAAACTGGACATCATTGCAAAACAAACTTATTCTTATGGAGCGAATTGAGACAACTATTCTTAGAAACCTTGTTTTCAATGAAGAGTATTCTCGTAAAGTAATTCCGTTTATTCAACCTGATTACTTTGAGCAACGCTCTGATAAGGTTATCTTTGAAGAAATATCCTCGTTCATTGTGAACTATGGTTCTGCTATTTCAGTAGAGGCACTATGCATTGAGATTGAAAATCGTACAGATCTTAATGAAGGAGAAGTCAGAGAAACTAGAAACTTAACTTCAGAACTGACTGATGCTCCTGTGGATCATCAATGGTTGCTAGATACTACTGAAAAGTGGTGTCGTGATCGTGCCATTTATCTTGCCTTGATGGAATCTATCGGCATTGCTGATGGGCAAGATGATAAGAAGACTCGGGATGCTATTCCTAGTATCCTTTCTGATGCACTGGCAGTTTCGTTTGACAATAATATCGGACATGACTACTTACAAAACTACGAAGAAAGATATGAGTTCTATCACAAGAAAGAGGACAAGATCCCGTTTGATCTCGAATACTTTAACAAAATCACGAAAGGTGGTCTACCTAACAAGACTCTTAACATCGCGCTTGCTGGTACAGGCGTCGGCAAGTCTCTATTCATGTGCCACGTCGCTAGCTCCGTGCTGCTCCAAGGACGGAACGTTCTCTATATTACAATGGAGATGGCAGAAGAGAAGATTGCTGAACGAATTGACGCGAACCTCCTGAATGTTCCTATTCAAGATTTGACTGACTTACCAAAGTCAATGTTTGAAAACAAAGTGACCAATCTTTCTAAGAAAACGCAGGGCACTCTTATAATTAAAGAGTATCCGACTGCGAGTGCACACAGTGGACACTTTAAGGCACTTCTTAATGAACTTGCACTTAAGAAGTCATTTAGACCTGATATTATTTTCATTGATTACCTTAATATATGTGCTTCCAGCAGATATCGCCAAGGCGGTTCTATCAATTCATATAGCTATGTTAAGTCTATTGCAGAGGAGCTTAGAGGGTTGGCTGTCGAAGCCGAGGTCCCTATCGTATCTGCCACCCAGACCACTCGTTCTGGTTATGGTAGCTCTGACGTTGACCTTACTGACACTAGTGAGTCCTTTGGTCTCCCTGCTACTGCTGATCTTATGTTTGCCCTTATTAGCACTGAGGAACTTGAACAACTTGGTCAGATAATGGTGAAGCAGTTGAAGAATCGCTATAATGACTTGTCAGTCTTCAAGCGTTTCGTTGTTGGTATTGATCGTGCCAAGATGCGTCTGTACGATTGTGAACAGACAGCACAAGACAATATACTTGACTCTGGACAAGAAGAAGAGTATAATCCTGAGGAGGACAAACCTAAAAAATCATTCGAAGGATTTAAATTCTAATGGCAAAGCATGTTGATTTTGAACGATATCAGAAGTTTGTAGATGCAGTGACATCTGATGCTTCTACTGATTTCGTTGCTCTTTCTGACCGTCTGGTTGAACTGGATGAGAAAGGTGCAAATATTGAACGTCTTCTGACTGCTGGTGTTGGTCTAAACGCCGAAGGTGGTGAGTTCCTTGAGATCATCAAGAAGATGATCTTCCAAGGTAAACCCTGGAACGAAGACAACAAAGAACACCTTATTATTGAACTTGGAGATTTGATGTGGTATGCCGCTCAAGCGTGCATGGCACTTGGAGTTTCTTTTGATGAGGTAGTTGCCACTAACGTGAAGAAACTTGAGAAGCGTTATCCAGGTGGTCAGTTTGACGTATACTATTCTGAAAATCGTGAGGTTGGTGACCGATGAAAACTGTTACCATTACGATGGATGCTCGCCAAGCGGCAGCAGTCCGTCAAGCACTATTCACTGACACTAAGGTCTATACATACGATCCTAAGTCAGTTCCTGAACGTGTTGTTGATATCCGTAATGTCATCTTAGATATTGACGAACAACTTGAAAAAGAAGAAGTTGAATGTCAAGATGATTGTCCTCCAGGAACTATCTACATCAACGGGGAATGTGCTGAACTTGGTGGATAAATAATAAAAGATCGTGGGGTTTGAATTTCAGACCCCTTTTACTTTATGAGCGATTATATAAGTCAACTCATCAAAGACTATAAGGGAACGGAGTACAGAGACTTCGTTGCCTATGTTTATGGCACGTTGACTAAGAAATCTCATGGATGTAAGGGTAAGTCAAAGGATAAATATATAAAGATACGAGACGACGTTCTTCGGTATATTACTACTAATAAGAACGTGATTAGTTCAGAATTAAAGAAATAATGAAAACCTTTTCTGCTTTGAAGAACAACCCCGAGTTCCAGGCGGCAAGACTGGGACTTGTAAGAGGTAATGACCAAAATAGAGGAAGTTGGTACGATAGAAAAACTGGTGAGTTTGTTGCTAAAACTGTCGGTGGTAGTTTAGAGTTTTATAATAAAGGTCAGAGAATAGGAAAGAGAGACCGACCTCAAACTCCACATGAGAAAAAACTCTCTCATACTACATACGCTCCAATCAAATCATCGTTTGATTTTGGAACCGCTGGATATGAAAGAGAGTTGAGAGAGAAGTACATCAACGAAGAAATCTTTGCCGTTGGTGATATGATTAGATGTATTGAGAGTAACCAGGAAGGTGAAATCATGCGTCGGGGTGCTAACTATCTCATCTGTGTGACTGATGATGATGAAATGTTTAAACCCTGGATTAAAAACGTTTTTGAGAAGGTTGTAAATTATCCTGGACCTTCTGGTGTTCCTCCTGATCAAAGACTTGTGGGGACTGATGCTCATCTTCAATATGTCGCTCGTCTTACAGGATACAAATTCATAAATAAATATAGGAAAAAAGTAAGCTAGTAACATCTTCCAATGACTATCAATATTTCTGAGGAACTTCCAGCAAGAAAGAATGCTCCTGCTGTTGCAGCGAAATCTTCTGCTAAGAAGGGAGACGCGAAAGGTGGAACACCTCAAGAGAATTCTGCTAAGAGAATTCGTCAGGCGGTTTATGACATCCGCTATCGTGCTAGAAGGGAAGATATTGATCTCAGAAAAGCATATTCTGAGTATATGGCAAATAGCAATCTGAGTGCTCAGGAAAAGACTGCCGTCAGAGAGAAACTGTTTGGCAAGCAGGGTGGTGGTGTATCAGAGCAGTATATGGTCACCAGTGTTGACTGGGCAGAAAAGAACTTTGCTGATGCTTACCATAAAGTTTTCGTAGAAGGTATCAAGAAGGAAGAACCTGCTATTGAACTTGCTTACGAGCAAGAACTTGCTGAAGAACCAGAGAGAAAGTATAAGGTAAGAGTATTTGATCCTAAGAGTGAGAAGTCTTATGTTAGATTTGCTACTCGTGAAAAGATTTCTAGACTGAGAGCAAAGGGTCTCAAAGTTGAGATGACCGAGCACGGTGAAGCATATGAGGGTGAGAAGAAGAAGGGCGAACAGACTGCCGCGGCCATGGGTGGTGGTCCAAAGAAGAAGGAAGTCAAGGAAGCAAAACTTGATCCAGTAGGTCAAGAAGACGCTGACATTGACAATGACGGCGATACTGATAAGACCGACAAGTATCTTCATAACAGAAGAAAAGCGATCGGTAAGGCAATTGCCAAAAAGAAAGGAAAGAAAGTTGATGAAGCTTTCCTCGCTGATGCTACTGGAACCACCAGTACCGAAGGTCAGAATGCCAGAGAGATTGATGTTCTCCCTGATAAAGTTGCCAAGAAACTTCAACAGGTAACCGTAATGCCACAGGATGGCACTAATCCTCAGGTTGGTAAAGCACCTCTGATGATGAGTCAAGAGATGGAAGGTGAGCAGCTGACCGAGGAAGAAGAGGATAGACGTGAAAGATATGCTTTCATGAACGTTGCCAGAAACCTCGTTAGAGCAAAGACTGGTGCCAAGCGTCCTATCGCCATGGATCCTGAAGGAACTTATAAGAAGGCAAAGGAAGACCTTGCCAAGATGGTAAATTCTGGCAATCCTGATAAGGATAAGGAAGAGACACCTTGCGAAGAAAAGCAAATGTCAATGGCAGATACTTTCTTGTCTATTGCTAATGCTCCAAAAGAAGATACAGAGCAACTTGACGAGTTCCTTGGAGCTGAGGCACAGAAAAATGTTGATGCTCTTCTGAAACGTGGACAGAAAGTTTTGGATAGAATGGGTGTTCCAATCAATAGAACTCCAAGAGGTACTGCAACAAAAGCGGATCAAGATAAAAAGATTGAAAAGAATGTGAAATAATAGTTAACTTGCTATATAGAGTAACGTATGCTCTAAGGCAATGTTAGCATTTTTACTCCCACTTGCGTCAAAAATTATCTCCGATGCGGTCGCGAAGATTCCGGAAAATGAGGAACTCGGTGAGAAGTTGGTTGAGATCTGTCTTGTTATCTTGGGTAAAGCGGTTAAGCTGACTAAGACTGACATGGACGATCAACTCCTTGAGGTTGTCACTAAGGCAATCGCAGCAAGAGAAGCTGAATAATTTTATAAATATCAATATACGAATTACATAGGTAAGGAAACATGGCTCTTTGGGGCAAAGAAGATCTTGTTGGAAACAAAGGCACGGTCGCCATTAACTTAAGCACTGGTGTCGTTACTGGTTCTGGTACAACCTTCTCTACTAGTGGTTATGCCGCAGAGCAAGGCGATGTGATTGTAGTCGGTGCTGGCGCTACTTACGGTAGAGCAATTGTTCAATCCGTTGCAAGCAATACATCTCTGACTCTGGCACACGTAGACAACATCATCAAAGATGGTGCTACTGCTAACGTTGTTGGTGGAACTTCCTACTTCATCACCAGATCTCCAATCAGTGCTATCACTGATAATCAATATGGTGCACCTGACGTTAAGTCAAACAGATTCTCTGGTGTATTCGGTGTAGATACAACTGAGCAAGGTGTTGCTAGAGCGGCAACTGGTTCTAAGTATGCTGCCCCTCACGCTGGTTGGGTTGGAGTTACTACATATGTTGATACTCACGGTACTCTCAGAGTTAAGACTGAGACTTTAGTTGCCATGAGCGAAATTACTGATGCTGCTGGCGGTAGAGACGCTGAGGATGCCATCTATCCCGATAGCTGATAACATGGGTTAATATATGAGATTTGATGAATTGAATGAGAGTAATTATTTGCTCTTTGCTATAAAATTCTACGATAACCCACAGTCAGTTACACGAGACGACTTTGAGTCGGATTTGAAGCGTATCAGATATGTCAAGCGTTTGTTGAAGAGATATAAGAATAACGGTGAACTCAAAGTTCACCTTATTCTCAATCACCTTATTATATTATTCAATGTGTTTAATGATGCAGCGGTTCCCTTGTTGTTTTACAACTTGGATGAGGACCTTTGGCCTTCTATCAAGAGTTTTCTAATGTTCTTGAATAGGTTGCCTGAATATCCAAGAACATCCATTAGCGATATAGAACCGGATTACAACTGTTTAGCAGAACTCAAAAATCTATGAAAATTGATAGAATTATTGAGACCGTCAGGCGTCATAAACTG